CCGCTTGGCTTCCTGAGCAAGAGAGCTACTTGCGCCAGCTTGTCTCAAAGCTTCCTCAGCCTTGCGCCTTGATTCTCGTAAAGGTTCATCATGAAAGCTATTGAAACGCTGATTGATAGTGTCAGACACTTCTTGCTTGACTTCTTCCGCCTTAGCCTTGGCAAGTTCGATGGCATCCGTGATAGCTTTCTCACGCTTAGTAAATTCAGCGTCAAAGGCTGCGTCTGCTGCTTCTATCTGCGCTTGGATTTTGGCTTCAATGCCATCTTGTTGCTTAATCTGCTTGGTAATCGTACCCTCGTAAGAATACTGCGTATCATTTCCAGCTTTACTATCTGCGCTGATACGACCTCTTAGACCACCTTTGAAAGTAAAGCTCTGACTTAAGACAGGAACTTTAAAGGTTTCTTTCTTGTTGGTCTGAATGGTTACCCACTGCCCAACCTCAAGCAGTAAATGCCCTTGGTAGTTGAGATTATACGGATAGTAAGTCAGGTTTTTCAGATTGTAATACAGGTCATTTAAAGCGCTCTGGGTCATGAAGACATTGTCTAGTTCCAAAGACCGACCTGTCTTCATACCAACCGTAAGAGGCTTCTTATCTGTCTTACAAGTAATACCAGCTATCTGATACTCAATCTCACTCTTGGTTAAACCATGTAGGAAGTAACTGTCTGCGTTTATCGTGATATTTGACTCAGTTAAATCACGGATTTCCATCTTCCCTTCTCGGTTGAAGAAACAAGACATCCCTATCATCTGAGTCATAGCGCTCAGCATATCCCTAAATGAAAGTTTCTTTCCTTCAGGAACTTGCTCGACATGGTAACGCATCGCGCTGATTCCGAAATAGTCATTCGCTAACTCAATGCCTGTTTTCAGGCAGATTTCCTGAATAACCTCTCGTACTTCAGCTGGGAAATGCAAATCTGTCACATACTCACGATTGAGCTTAAACATACCATCCATAAGTTCAAGTGTGGTTGTGTTGCGGTTTCGGTCAATCTCAATATCGTTGATGAAGTATTCCCCCATCTTGACCCACTGGTAGGTATCCCCAACCAGTAGACCAATCTCAGGGTGCAGGGTATCCAGCTTATTGAACGTGGTAATGATACTGGTAAAGGTAATTTTACCGCTACCAGCGCAGGTTCCACCAGGCTTATAAGTATCGCCCTTGATGTAGCCATACTCAAAACTAGCCTCTTTGATATCCCGTGAAGTATAATCACCAACACGAATAGCCAGCGTCCTTTCCTTGGCAAACATGGCTCTGTCAAATTGTCGTCTGGTTAAAGCATCCATTTTCTTACCTCTCTACCAGATTAAATTTAGCGCCAGACCAAGGTTTAAACTTCTCAGTAAAGCTATAGCTAGGAGCTGTCCTATCACCGACGTAGAAAGTCTTTGTGACTTGGCCATCCATGGGGTCTGGATAAGACACCTCAAAAAATTCAGATGATACAGCATGTAAAAGCTGACTTAATTCTCCCTGAGTCATCATACCCCATTCACAGTCTAGTTTGCGTTTGGTCGTGATACGGTCACGCACCATGTCGCCATTGGCATTACGCCCTGTCTCTCCATCGATATCTTGAATACCGACTTGAAAAGATTTGGGAGCTTCACAGCCACCCCATTGATTGTCAATTGTGCCATTTAACCTCCTAAATCTTGAGCAAGGTTTGACCTGCTCGTTCATGTTCCTTGTTAATTTCTTGGATAGCTACCCGTCCGAACTCATGGCCTGCGATTTGGATAACGATGTCGCCAGCCGGTAATGAATAACCTGTAGGTACATTATTAGCAGGCATTCTTTCAGCCAGTTTTTGAGCCAAGATAGAAATCCATCCTGTATTCCGTTCAAGAGGCATTACCGCTTCTTGACCAGCTTCTCCGACCCCAATGATGCTAGGAGAGTTGAATACACCGCCTCGTGCATACCAATCTACAGAGAATGATGGAATTCTAGGAGGCATCAAGCTGAAGCTACCAGATATATTAAAGTGAGGGAGTTTGATTTTTGGTAAGCTCCAATCAAAGTTAAAGAAGCTTTTTAGTTTATCGATACCACTTTTAACGATGTTTTTAGCATTATCCATTGCATCATTAAACAGATTCTTGAACCAGTTGGGGATTTCTTTCAAGGCATCTTGCATATTTTTCCATCTATCACCAAACCAAGAACCGATTTTTTGGAAAGGATTCTGAGTTTTCTTTTTTGCACTCTCAAATTTCTCTCCAAACCATGTATCAGCTTCTTTTACTCCATCTTTGATATCATTCCAACGGTCACCGAACCAAGAGCCAACTTTTTCAAAAGCTGAGTTCACTTTATCCCTACCGGACTTGAATTTATCACCTAACCAAGTGTTTGCTTCGGCAAGCGCATCTTTAGATTCGTTCCAACGGTCACCAAACCAAGAGCCCAACTTGCTAAATGTATTGCTTATTGCATCCCATGCTTGCTGGAATTTCTCGCCAAACCATTGACCTATCGGTTCAAAGATTTCTTGTAGTTTCGTCCATAGACCGCTGAAAAATTCCCCAATCGATTGACAAATACCACTGATAAAATCACATAGTCCTTGCCATGCAGTTTTAGCAAACTCAACAACAGTATCCCAGTTTTGGTAGAGCAAGACACCGATAGCAATTAAGGCTGCAATTGCTGCAATAACTAAAGTTATCGGACTGGTCAATACCGCAATAGCCCCATTGAGTGCCCATGTTGCAGCTGCTGCAACTCCTGCTGCAATCGATTGAGCGATCTCTGCCGCTGCTGCAAGTCCCATTTGTGCTGCATGAACACCCCAAGCTAGCGCTGATTTACCAAGTTCTAAAGCGGTTTTTCCTAACTCGGCAATCAATTTACCTGAATTGACTACAAAGTCTTTTGCATACAATGCATTCAAATAGATGGTTTCTCCGAAGCTGACCAATTTATCAAATGTCAAAGCTTTCAAAGCTAGTCCGAGATTTTTAATTCCGCTAACAATAAAGGAAACCTTGCCACTTAATAATTCGAATGCCCCTGCAAGTCCTCCAGCTTGTTCAGCCCATGATAAGAAATTAATTGTTTGCCAAGCTGTTATCAAAGCCAAGATAGGTTCTTTGTTTTCTTTACACCAGTCAGAAAAAACGGCGAAACCATCTGCCACTAACTTAATAGCATCCGCCAATAGTCCCAAAGTGCTAAAAGGCCACCTCCCAATAAATCTGAAATTCCTTCAATACTAACACCGAATACTCCTAATAAAAACTCAGCAAAAGGTTGCCAAGAATTCTCCCAAAGTATTTGAATAATATCAATTAGTCCGTTAAAAGCATTAGCAATAGAGTCAATAGCAGGGGCTACATGTTCATCATAAACACGACTTAAGCCATCGCCAAACTTATCAACAACACTCTCAATAGTTTCAAATATCGGAGCTACAATGTCCAAAAGACTTTGAAGCATTGATGAAATTTTAGGAGCGCTTGTCACAACGACTTTTTCAAAACCTTTAAACAAACTTCCTGCTAGTTTGCTACCGACTTCAACAATGGTAGATGTCAAGCTTAATAGAGTTGACACAATAGCGCTACCGATACGAACCGCACCAGTTGAGGTAATGACATCGTAGAAAGCACTAGAAAATGCCTGAGCGATGTTTCCTACTGCCTCTGCAATGTTACCAATATTATCAAACAAAGCGACTAGCGCCCTGGTAATGCGGTCTTTTTGCCTTCCAAGACCATTTGCAATACTTTCGGCAAGGAAAACACCGATACCTAGACCGATAGTAGCTATTGAGCCTGTCACTTGCCCTAAAGCATAAGCGATTTTCTCAGCCATTCGGTTAAAGGCATTCACAACTCTTGGATCAGTAGCGATTTCTCCCATTGTCTTAGCTATTTGGTCTAAGGCGGTCTTAATGCGTTCAATACCTTCTGGTCTAAATGCTGCATCAAAACCTTTCTTGAAGAGGTCAAACAACCCTTTGAGCTTATCTCCAAGTCCATCAAAAATGCTCTTGAACTGGTTGTCCATGTCGGTCAACTCGACTTCTGGCAAGATGTCTTTGAAAGGTCCGCCACCGCCTCCCTTTCCTTTACCACCTTTGCCACCGCCAGAACCGCCTGCATCATCGTCTTTTGGTTTTTGTAAGATGTTAATCTCATCAAATCCCAAAAGACCTAGCAACTCTTTAGCGGCCTTCTTAGCGTTTTTGGCTGAGTCTCCAAGATTATCAGCAAGTCCTCCTGCTGAATCTCCAGCGTCGTCTACTGCATCAGCAAGATCTCCTGCACCTCCTGCAGCATCCTTCATGGCGTTACCCATGTCTCCAACCGCTCCACCAACACCATCTTTCACTGTTGCTTTCTTGTTGAACATCAAAGCGATAAACTCCGCAAGTTTAGCCGTCACGTTCTTCAATACCATCGCAAAAGAGTTCAAGACAGGCATAATGGCATTGATAATCGGTAACATAGAGTTACCAAGGTTCAATGCTGCGTCCTTCATCAGCGACTTAAACAGGCTGATACGACCATTTACAGAATTAGACAAGGTATTCCCATACTTAGCTGTAGCCTGCTCCAGGATAGCCATTAGGCGGATTTGTTGCTGGGTTTGGTAATCCAACTGTTGCCAGCTCTGTCCGTTTGCGAACTTCTTAAAGGCTTCAGTGGATTCAATCATAGCCACGTTGACGTTGATTCCTAGGTCTTCTCAATAATGTTATCGCATGGCTTTTTATCCATACTTCTTACAATTTCTTGTAAGTTCGGCATATATTTTCACCTACAACCGAATTGTCTAGGTGCTCACCACTCGTGGGGATATTTTATTCTATACTTTTTGACAAAACAAAAAGCACAGGTTCAATCCCTATGCTCTACGGTGACCAAGCCTTTTTAATTGCTTAGTTTACCTCGGTATCGTCATGTTTTAATTACTTAAAATTTAGAGTTTTACCGATTTTGGTAAGTTCTTAATCCGCCTATTTCTAAGCGGTGCGACAAAAGTCTATCGCTTCCGTATTCCCTAGCAAACCTGAGCGAATCCGCTCCATAACGTCTGTAATCGTGCGCCCAGAACCTTCAGCAACAACTGCCGACGTCTGCAACATCTTAGCAGTATAGGCGCTTAGTTTGTTGGTGTCTTTGATAAATCCAGAAAATAAGTTTGAGTAGACTGCACCATAGTTAGTAGCCTCGCCCACACCCATATTCATGGCATTAGCGTTATCGTTAACCCATTTTAAGAAAGATTGCGAACTCTCACCCATCTGGCGCTTAATTTGGTTCATAGCCGCTGATACTTCAAGAGCTGTCTGCGTTGAATACATCCCAACATCAAGCAATTTCTTACCAAGGATTGCAAAACCAGCAAACTTAGCCAGCTTGCCAAACGCGCTACCGATTGAGCTCGACTGTTCACGAATTTTGGCAGTCGCGTTCTTCACTTGGTCAGATGTTCCTTTGACCTGATTCTCGACTTCTTTCATCTTCTTCCTGAAAGGCGCTATCTCAGCGTCAATCATGACCTTCAATTCGTCAAGAGTTGCCATTCATTTCCTCCTTCCTTTTGCGATTATGTCTTTCTGCAAATTCACGCATCCGTTCCTTATGCAACAAAAGCGCTTGTCTCTGCCGTTCCTGTTCTACCGCTTGTTGTTCTTCTACAAACAACTCAGGCGCATATTCCCAGAACTCAAAGACCTTGGCATCCTTGGATAAGAATAAAGAAACGTGGTTGGATATCATCTGCGAAAGTCTGTACGAGTCAATAATCTTCTCTTTACGCTCTTGGATTTTGACACGGTTGTAGCTTTCAATCATTTCCCTGATTTCAAGCACCGTTAAATCCCAAAAATCAAGAGGCTTACCCCCGATGTCCAAAAACATAGGATAAAGCCTCTCAATAATCTGCGTTACCGTTAAGATTACTCGACTACTGTCATTTTCTTCTTGGAAGTTTTCTTGCCCTTGCTTCCTCGTGGAGTAAAACCCGACACTTCAAAGAGTGGCATTAAAACCTCTGTCATGAAGGTTGTTTGGTCTCCACCATTATCCACGTATTCATCGTATAGATCGTAGACATCCTCAAGAGAATACCCATTCTCATACTTTTGCAAAGCTCCATGAATCAAGAGCAATACAACTTTTAAAGGAGGCAAAGGAAACTCTTCGCCAGCTTCAGGCATGAAGATTTTCAGTAAGTTCATACCGATTTTTTCTTCAACTTTTGCTGCTTGATGAGATGAAAGTCGTAGTTTCAACTCTTTCTCATCGCTAATCTTCCAAATTGAGTAAGGTAACGCCATTTAATTAACCTCCAATACCATCAGTGAATGTAAGATCAGACTGCAATGCAATCTTAAGTGTGAACTCGATAACGGCATTGACACCGCCACCGCCCAGTTTAACAGATACTTGACCTTCAAAATTAACCTTAGTACCGTCTGGGTAAACTTGTTCAAAATAAAGTTTTTTCTTGGCGTCCGCTGCATTACGCAATACACGATAAGGTGCATTTGCGCCATCGTTTTTGTAAGAGAATTTGTATTCCAATTCCCCTGCATCACCGATACCGAACTCATACATTTTTACTCTATCTTCAAGAGTAGTGTTCTCTACTTTTTCAGGTTCGATACCAAACTCTGGTACTTCTTTCAATCCAACAAGCTTAGTATAGCTACCTTTGGTTTCGCTATAAGAAAGCGTAATTCCGTTTGCTAACATGTTTAATTCTCCATTCTAAATTGAAAAACAAGCTCTGAGTGTAAGTCAACGACACCTTCAAAACGCATGACCTTATGTCTCAAATGAGACGGGTCTGGCACGTCTTGGCAGTCGGTTCTTCGCAAACCTAAAGACTCAAAAATCTGATTGATTTTAACAGCTAACTCACTAGTGCTGGTATCATCAAAGATATCCACCTTGTAGCGGATAGAGGATTTTTGTTCCTGGTCATCAAACCAATCACCCGGCTTGTTTTGTTCTTCCAAAAAAATAACGACTGGAAAAGTCTCCCAATCGCTAGGATACGTATCAGTCACATTATCTGCAACCTTTTGCAATTCTTTATAAATAACAGGCTTGATATTAATCATTTTATTTGTTCTCTTATCTTTCTACGGACATAATCCGAAATATTCTTAGACACACGCTCTTGATTGTCTCTCAAAGCTGGATAAAGATAAGGCTGAGCAGGTTGACCATACATCTTGTAGAACTCCCCAATCTTTTGAAAGTGGTAAGGCCCTACATTGATTTGGTCTTCATGCACATACCACGGGCTAGACCTGTAAGACACGCTGACCTCTGGCGATATACCCGAATGACTAGCCTGACCCTTGGGTCCTGTTCCAAACTCAACATAAGGAGCATAGTGTAGATTTGTGTAAACCTCACCTATAGCCTTATCTCCGTCCATTTTAACCCTAGTCTTGATACTGTTTCTAAGTTCTCCATTGTTGCCTGGTGCTAGTCTTTTAGCATCAGCTTGGACAACCTTTATAGCAGCATTGTACACCGCACGTAAAACGATATCCTCGCCAGCTTTTTTACTAGCTAACCGTCTACATTTAGCTATGAGCCTATCTGCCCTCGTAGCTCTGACACGCTCTAACTCCAAAACTTGATGATATGTGTAGACCTTTTTAGAGATAACCCTGTGAGTCACTTCCGTCGGGCTATCGATACACACACCATCTTTCACTTTGATAGTAGCTGACTTGTTGGCATTTGCGTTCAAAATGTCGTTGACACGCTCACCATACAATTCAGATTGTAGTTTACTACCAGCTGGCCACAATTCAAGGCGGACTGTCTCAGCTTCCTTGGCATACCCTTCTTTTGCGACACCTTCCTCTGTGACAGTCTTTTCAAACCGTCGCATTGGATAAGGTTTCAGTCTACTCTGCTTCAAAAACATGGCCTGCCACCCTTGCTAATCTGTGCATGCGTATACGCTGTAAAAGACCCGTAGACAGGCCGTTTTCTCCGTAGACTACTGCTATACCACCCTCGGTTCTGGAATGCTCTCCTTCCGCTCCTGAGCGATTGTGGAGCTCGATAGCGACCTCAGGTATTAAGAGGCTTAAAGCAGGTGTCAAAGATGTGCGGTTAGTCTCTGATAAGATAAGATTTGTAGCCCTCGTTTGGAGCAACATGAGAAGCTGAGTATCTTCTTCGCCTGTCATTTTCTTCAGCAACTCTATAGACATATCAATCCTCTTCTAAAAACTCAGGCTCAGGGAGAATTTCCTCAAGAACGTCTGAGATAGCGACACCATTGCTGGCGAAATTATCTGCCAGCTCGGCATAGCGCTCCTCAGTAATCTCAAGTTCCTCCCCTGCCAGTCGTTTCACATTTAATTCCCAATCATAGAAATCTTGTTTGACTTTAAATTTCACTTTTTAAATCCTCCAACACCTCTACAATTTCAGCTTTTGATAACTTATAGGCACCAGTTATGCCAGCTTCTTTAGCTAGATTCTTCAACTCTTCTAAAGTCTTATTTTCTAAATCAGAATACTGGCCAGCTTGCTCCTCTTGGATATAATGACGTCGTAGCAATAAGCTCATATCATCACCTCTTACTCACCGAATTTTACAACTCGTGTAGGGTCGTATAGGTAAACACCATAGTGTTTGTCACCAGTGATAACCGTTGTCTTTTTAAGGATGTCACGGTCTGTTTCGATAGCCACATCACGTTTTAGCATGATAACAAACGCACCATATTTATTGGCATCATCTGTCTGAGTCTGGCTAGGAGACACTTTGACAAGGAAACCTTTACCTTCTTCAACTTTTTTAGAGCGGACGATTTGCACACCAGCAACTTCACCAAAGGTCCCAGAAACAACCATATTTGCTCCAAGCTCTGAACCTTTAGTCCATTCTTTTGCTACGTCAGTTTTTAGCTTAGTAGCATCTTTAGGGTTGATGATAGCAACATACTGTGCATCTTCTTCATCCTCAAAAATATCAAGAGCCTTATCAATTGCCTCAAGAGTTGTTGGAGTTTCTGCAACGTGCTGTGTTGCAGTCTTAGCCACCGCTACCAAATCATCATCAATCTTGTTAGCAATAGCCAAACCAAGCTGGTAAGTGGCTTGACCTAGTGGGTCACCAAGACCTGACAAAAGAGCTTCATCGGTAATTTCATAACCTTTAGCAGCCTTTTTGATGGTCATAGTAGTCTTTTTAGTAGTCAATTTGTCTGGAGAAATAGCTTGACCTTCTCCAACCTCAGTCGCATCTCCTGCGTACTCCCATGCTGGAACTGTTAGAGTGTTCCCTGGTTGTCCTTGGAGTGCTGTTTCCACATAAGCAAGTGGAGTAAATTTAATCAATTTAGGTAGTTTAGCGGAAACCATGTCCGCCATCACTTCTGGGTTAACCATAGTGGCTAGTTTAGTTTGTCCTGCTGTCATTTATTTTAACCTTTCAATTTCTTATAGAGTTCTGGGTTCTTTTGATAGAGTTCATTTCGACTCTGATAACCCATGCGAGCAAATTCTTCTTTTGTGATACCGTCACTATCGACTGGTGCTTGCTTCATTGGAGCTCCGCCTTTTTAGCTTTTCTTGTACGCCTTTTTGCACGGCTTGTTCCCATGATTTCTGTAATACAGCGACAGATTGAGATACCGTCTCTGCGCTTGTCAAATCAACTACATTCACTAACTCAACAGGTAAGTCACGTTCACTTAGCATTGCTTTAGCCTCTGCGGTCAATTCCTTACGAGCAATAGTCTTTTCACGGTCAGCTAGTTCTTGCTCACGCTGATCCAACTGATATTTCTGTTTTTCATCAGCGTTCATCTTGGCAAGTTTCTTAGCTTCGTTTTCTCTAGCTTCTTGCTCTGACTTCCACTTGGCAAACTTCTTATCGATGATAGCATCGACATCTGCGTCCGTGTACTTCTTCTCGTCTTGCGGTTGTTGTGCAGGTTCTGCAGGTACCTTTTGTTCTTCAACCGTTTCGACTGTTTGTGTTTCTTCGTTCATTGCGAACCTCCTATTTTTAAAGTCGTCCCCGACTGTAATTTCCATAGCTTTTAGTGTCTTCAATGCTTGGACAATATAAAAACCGTACGGGATTCCATACGGTTAGGGAATAAGAAAACCGCCTCGATTTCGATGCGGTTTATAGTGGTTTATTGCAACAAAAAAGCGCCTAGATTACTATCTAAGCGCAAGATAGGCAGGACTGTCGGGGCTCCTGCATTTCTCGACCCACTATAAGTGGCGCGTTGGTGACAGATTCTCAACCTCTATCTTTACCAAAAGTATAGCACTATTTTTCCTTTTTGTAAAGCGTCAACATATTTTTTCCATTCTTTTTAACTTGACGAATCCCCACCTTGTTAAAGTGAATGACTAGCATTTCATCTCGTGGCACCATCACCGCTTCCATAATGACCTTATCTTTGTTAGGTATTTTTACATATGAAATAATTGATTTTTCAACCCTCTCTGAATTATCTAGAATCAAATAAGGTTTTTGAACTGCCTCTTTTATTAACATAAACTCATCTAAGGAATACTGTTGTCCATGTCTCACTAATGAAGTAGCTAAACTGCTAACATCTATATAAGCAGAACTTACTCCTATCAATTTGGTTATATCACTCGAAAAATTACCTAATTCATATTCAGATTTTAGTAAGCCTACGAGTTGTTCTTTCGATAATCCACCCTTCCCAATTTCATCCCATGCGTTACTAACATCAGAAAACAATTTTGGGTATTATATCTTGAAACGGTTTGGTCACTTTTCTTGTAATCTTGTATTTCATTTTTACATCTTTCGCAACATACTTGCTATACCACTCTTTATAAGTCATATCAGCAGGTACTAGCTCGGTCTTACCTGTTTCTGGATTCCTTGCTCTGCGCTTCAGCTTGCTGTAGTCTGCATCCTCGTCGTATGCGACAGTAGTAGATCTACACCACGGATGCATAGGTGGACAATTGACGCCAGGGACAGCCTTGTCCCTATCATAGACCTGATTGTCATGCTCCTGACAAATGCGTGATGTACGCTTGTCTAAGACGGCCACAAAGATATACTTTTCTATGTCTGCTTCCTCATAGCTGAGTAGTTCCATTTGGTTGTGAAAAAAGGCTGATTCTGTCCGAACCAAACGTCTTGCATCGTTCTGACCTACATTGAACCTCTCAGCAATTGCTTGTGCCGTTTCTCGTGTTCCTCTTCCTGTCATGAGGCTCATGAGTAGTTCATCTTTTATGCTAGAAGTAAGCTTCCCCGTATTCTTCCAGATGTTTGTTGAGTAGGTACTTCCATCTCCTACCCAACTAAAAGACTGTAGATGTTTAATCTCGCTCTCAGGAAGCCCAGAAAAGCCATATGCCAGCCTGTCTGCTGTTGCAGGTCAAAGGTAGCCTTGTAGTAACTATCCTTCATCAGGTCGCTATAGAAGGCGTCTGAGCCCGTCTTCTCTGAATGATAGATAGATTCACGCATACGATCTAAATCATCACTCAAACGCTCTAGGCGCTTCATACGAAAAGAATAAGCTGGGCTGTCTAAGTCAGCTAGTAATCTTTGGATGTTCGGGGCATTCGGTCTTGCTTCAAGTACTTTACGAAGTTCATTCAGATTTTTCTTGTCTTTCATGTTCTTCAAAACTTGTCTAGCGTCTACCTGACTTAGACCATAATCACGTTGGAACTTATCAAAAATCTTATTGACTTCCTTATCCAAGTAAGTCTTAGCTTCCTGATAGACCTTATCGAACTGGTCTGCCTGCTTTTCGGCCTTGTCCATCTGCTGGTAAATCAGATTGGCTTTCCTCTTCGCCCAATACTCCTGATTCTTCATCCTCTACCTCGTCTTCGGGTTTCGTGTTGTCTTTGTTGAACATCGACATGTCTTCCATGTTCTTCTTTTTCTCTTCTTCCAAGGCTTCCAGCTCAGCGTCAGGGTCTTCCACAAACGGCAAGAGAGAAATAAGCTGCCTATTGGTCACTTTACCTTCCAAATTGTTCACAATCTGAGAGATTTCCAGCAAGTTTTTGGGCAAACCACGGCTGAATTGTGGAACGATTGAATGAGACTCTAGTGCAATCTGTTTCATACCCAAGTAATGAGCAAAAATCGCAATACGCTGTCTTAATCCACGCTTGTAGTTCGCTTCCTTGGTCTTGGTAATCATCTCAAGGCCCATTAGCTTGAATTCCATAGCTCAATTTTGTTACCGTAGAGGCTCTTTATCCTCTACTTCTTACGGTTTCCCGTAAGTTCAGACTATCTCTTCACCCTTATCAGGGTGTCGGATTTCGTGGATATTTCTGCATATAAAAAAAACGATACTATGTACCGTTTCTCACTTAGCTTACTCTATCTAGTCGTTAAACCTTACTGATATTTCTACCAGCAGTGGTAATTGATTAGCTTCAGTAATATGTCACAAATCTCCCTTTTTCATCTCGAACAATTGTCTTACCAGACATGTCCACACCTTTTGAAAATTGTCTTAAATCGTATTTTTTATAATTCAATAAGATATCATCTATTGTTTCATCATTAACGATTATATCATCTCGTTTTATGGAACGATAATATCTGTAGACAAGAGTTGAAAAAGAAATGTTGTTTTCTTCAGATAATTTTTTAGATAGTCTCTCAAGATATATCCCTTATACTTAACGTTATCAGAACGATTACGTTTATTTGTATGTTCAGGAACCCACCTACAATTACTTGGTGAGTAGTCTTTGTCATTATCTATCCTATCTAATTGCAAACCAAATTCTACTCCGTTTTGCATTGCCCAACTTCTGAACTTAGCTACATCACTAAATTCATCAGAAACACCTATTCCACGTTTCCCATACCATTTATAAGCCCAATGTTTTTCATCATAACACCTTGCTAACATAGAGTAATAAACTTGATTTAGATGTTTGTGCATTTTATCTTTTATCATTCATCTTCTCCTAGATTATTATACTCTTATTATACCATAACAGAATATAAATATCTAGGTTATTACTGTTTTGCGCCTTCCAATTTTAACCCGATTTATTACCTCAAAGTTACCTTTGAGGAGGGCAACTATTTCACCCCCGAAGTATTCCCTGCGAAATTCTCATCAGTCAAATTAGGCACATGGCTAAATGTGTAGATGTCCTCTTTAAGAGCTGTACGCAAGATTTCAGTAGCACTTTCGTCCAGCGTATTCTTCAAGAACTCAGCCCTTGCACTATCGCCCGGCAATTCCAAAAGACCTTCTTCAGAAAGAATCTTCATTGCTACCTTAGCGTCTTCTGGAGTGTCTGCTAACTGCGTGCCATATAAGACAAGGATAGACTCTACTGCCTGCTCCTTGTCATTGACACGATTACCCATCAAGGAATTATAAGCGTCAATCAAGCTAATCTGTTGCTCGTAGTCTCCAATTGCAAAGTGATTGTTGCGATATTCGATAATTGGGATTTGCCCAAGGTTGTGAGGGGTTACCTGCTCATTCTGAGTTGTTCCTGAATCTGTACTTCTCAGCACCATGTGATAGTGCAGATTTTCGGTAAAACCTCAGCCTGGTACTTGGTAGTGTCTTTCGTATCGTCTTTTACTTCATAGTAATAGACCGCAAACAAAGGCTTCCGCTCAATACTATCATCGTAGACCATGAAAGTATTCTCCGGATCAATACTAGTTGAATCCAACTCAGCCATACCCTCTTTAGCATAGATGTACTCGTAAGCACGACCATAGATAGCCATGTTCAAAGCATTCTGAGCATCTACTTGGTCAATTTCAGCACCATCAAAGACTGTAAGTAGTTCATCGATATCACCGTCAGCAGTATTGTTATACTTGATAGGATTGCCCATAAAATAGCCCGTAGCCGTGTCTGCGATATCCTTGGCATGATTGGCTACCGTCTTGTAATTAGGTGCGTTCACGTTGCGTCTCGTGTGTTCTAAGATAGCATGCTCACCCAAATAGTAGCTTTTAAGCTTCTTCAAATGCGAGCCTTCAGTGCTATGTATCGTTATCAATTTGTAAATCAGGTCTTTCTTCAAAGAACCCTCATCATATCCATCCCGTGGATAGGTTAAATATTGGTACATGTCTTTCCTCTCTATAGACCATAATCAGAACGTCTGCGGACGGTTGCTTTCCCACCTTCGATACATTGAAGGCTGTAACGTAGAGCATCCATCAAGTGGTTGTTTTTATCTTCTGGTTTATTCAGCCAATTTCCTTCTTTGTCTTGTTGATAACAATAGCTGTAAAATTCATCCATGATGTTTTTACAGTCTGGATGCACATAAATAGCGTATCCTTGTAACTTGGACACGCCAGCCATAATGCTATCCTTACCTTTACGACTCTCTTTAATTCGAGTTATACCATGTTCTGACCTTAATTCCTCAATCAGTCGTAATTCAGCGCTATCAGCAATGATTTGTGAGCGATGATAACCTTTGTCCTTTATCATCTTAGCAACTGCTTTGGTTATAAGACCGACTTTATACGCCTCATCAAAGACATAAATCTCTTTCGTCGTGTCATTTATCAACGAACAACACAAAGCAGTTGGATCATGAGTGAAACCAAAGTCAAGACCGATACATAATTTATTAGCTGAATCTTGTAGCAATTCATCTTTATTGAACTCTTTGACAGTCACGTTCTCGTATATTAAACCTTCAGCAACTCCCCATTCGCCATCGCAGACGATTCTAGCACGTCTAGGGTTCGTATGATACAAATCCTCATAGCGTTTGATATCGACTTCATCAAGCCACTCGTTGCATTTATAAGTAGTCGTAGTAGCGAATGTATCAGCTCGTCTCGTTTCTTCATCAAAAAACACACGTTTGAGCCAGTGCCTCTCATTCCACGGGTTAAATGTGACTGTGATTTGTTTAAAGAAATCAGGTACGTCTAAGCTACCACGGATTGACTCAACAACCGTACTGAACTTGTCTTCAGTCTCAATTTGATACGCTTCCTCGAACCATGCCCAACAAAGACTGCCGACATCGACCGTGATAGATGTGATTTTGAGTTCATCATCCAAACCACGGAACAGAATCTTTTGCCCAGTCGCTTTTATTGTTATTTCAGGCAAAGACTCGTTGAATTTAAATAAATGAGTCACACCTAACACATTACACGCCCATTTAAAATCCGTATAGGTAGATTGTTTGTTTGTATTCGAATATCTACGAATGACAAGCAAGTTAGCCCAAGGATATTTCAAAAGACGGACAACAAAATTCAAAGCAGTCGTCTTAGACTTCTTCGAACCACGGGAACCTTTTACAACACGATAAAGATTTCTTGATCGCCAAAACTGACCATATCCAACTCCTACCGTCTTAGGTAGGTCAACAACAATATCGTTCTGTTTAATCTGGTATGTCTGACTCATTCGCAAACACCACCGTTCCAGAAACGTCTGCCTCTACTTTGTCTGTCCACATCTTATGTCGCTTACCTAACAATTCAAGAGCTTTATTCCTATCGCTGTTCTTTGTTGGGTATTCGACAAGTTGAGGGATTTCATTGTAGACTTTTACAGACTTACCAGTCACGGGATCAGTCATCAACTCAGCTACTTTCGTCGTGACTACTGTTGTTTCTTTCGCTTGTCCCGACGCGATTTCTGACAGCATCACAAGAATTTGTTTTTGAGTTAAGATTTTTTCATCTTGCAATTCCTCCATTCGATTTTTGATGTAATCAGAAATTCCGACATTATCCAACAATTCAGAAGATCTTGCTTTAGCATATTTCTCACTATACCCTGCTTTTAAAGCTGATTGATAAGCATTACCTGAGATGATGTACTCATCTGCGAATCGTCTTTGTCTTTCATTCAATTTTCCATCACCTCCTTTCACAATAAAAAAAGTCACACGATGTGCGACCTTCCTGCAAGACGACTACTACCTTGCGTGTGTATTAAATTTTTGACTTCTTTTTTATTTTTTGTAGTCTTTACAACCTCTGAGGGAATCAAACCCTCTAGCTTATAACTTATCCGGAGTATAATTAGCTACGCAATCATGCAAGGTCTAGTCGCTCCGCAACCATTTGTAAGTTAATGAGTGATATATGAATGCTAAGCCTACTGCCTACCCCATTCTGGGACACAAACACTCAAATGACAGCAGCTGGAATCGAACCAACTGGTCTAGCAGTAAAACGCACGTTTGGTAAAAGTTTCAAGGAGACCCAAACAACCTGCTAACCTGTCCTTACTGTCTAAGAGACCGAAGCCTCGGAAAAATATAATAAAGTATAAAGGAGACGTCAATTGACCTATCACTTGACAATACTATTTTACCATGTGAAATAAGCCATTTCCTAGCAATTTACTTGCAAATATCTCCCAAAATTTTACGATAGACAATCAACTTACCTTTTCGATAAGCTTCCGCAAATTCCAAAGCACCTCTACTAAGCATGCGATAGAACTCACTCTCAGAATAGCCTAAGTCCATATAGATAGCCTTATCTGATAATTGGATTTTCATATCCATGTACTTCTTTGTGATAACCTGCCGAACGTATGGATCCATAATGCAATTCACTGCTCTTTCAATCTCCAAAACCTCTGCCTCTGCATCCACATGTTCGATAACCATATTCTCAGTAGCTGTGTTCTTACCAGTAAATGTCTTTGGTTCAAATGAGTAAGTCGTTGTGATTTTAGGCAAATACTCAGCACCTGCCATTCGGACATACGAGCGATAACTCTCTAGAACGTCATATACATTTTTTTTGGTAAATTGCACGTCAACGCTTTTTAATAACCTCACAACATCGCTCCTTTATGATATAATATTTTTAGCGAACATATCACAAAGGAGTCAGCTGTGCTGGCTTTTTTCTTGCTTTGTTCCGTTTTTATATGTATACTGTATGTATACAAAATAAAGGAGAAACAAATGAATACTGTTAAAACTCGTAAGGTTGGGAACTCTGTCACTGTGACCATTCCCAAAACACTCAATGTTCCAGAAGGTCAGGAAATGTTTGTCTACAAGGGTGTAGATAATGTCATTGTCCTAGCTCCAAAAATTCCAGACCCATTTAGCGGCGATGCAGACCTACGCATGGAAGATGACTTTGAAGGGGTAAAATTCCTTGACAGCGAAATATGATTACATTCCAGAAAAACAGGACATCATCTGGATTGACTTCGACCCGTCTGTTGGACGTGAGATTCAGAAACGCCGTCCTGCTATTGTCGTCTCGCGTAGAGAATATTCGGAGCGGACGGGATTTGTTGCTGTATGCCCTATTACACACGGTCAAAGCAGACTAGAAGAACAAGGCCTGCTCGTTCCTGTGCGTTCCAATAAGGTAGATGGCTCTGTCAATCCACTCCAACTCTATACTTTTGACTTTAGAGAGCGCAAGGCTCAAAAATCACAACCATGGATACAACCAGTTTTCAGAAGGTTGTCCAACTCTACAACTTCATCTTCGAAGCCTAGTCCTTATGGATTGGGCTTTTTTAGTTCTTCTCTAATTCCTCAATCAACCAATCAAGGTTCTTACGTGCTTTCTTCAGGTCTTCCAGACCGTTTGCGCCTTGGTAGTGGCTGGGTTTGTTTATGTTGTCTGTCATGTTAAGTCCTCCTCATAAAAATCATATCATTCAAATTCCTCCAAGCGAGATTATTACTTTGATTTCTAAACTCTCGCTTTTTGTAAGGAATCTGATGTTTATTCAAGCAGTAATATACCTGATTGTAATGTAGTCCTAATTTTTGTGCGATATCTTTTACAGCTATACCTTGATTGGCTAGCGAAACTACATCTTTGTGAAATATAGTCAAGTCTAAAATTTTTCGTTTCCCTAATTTTCGGATGCGGTCTCGAATGGCTTTCTCACTACGTCCTAAGATACGAGCCAAGGTCTTGTACGAAAAGCGTTGGTAGTATTTCAGGATATAGCTATCATCTGCGTCTGACCATTTGGGCTTAAATTGCAAGTTAGGATTGTATTTCTGAAGTTTGGCTAATTTTGACCGAACTGCGTTGTAACTTCTATCCAAAAACTTGCAAGCCTGTGTTAAATCATGCTCTTCTCTGGACAAGACGTACCACTCCAGATAATCAACCTCATCTTCTGTCCATCTACGTCCTGCCATAATGTTTATACGCTCCATGTAAATAATAAGTGCCATCTTTACGCTTGTTTACGTAATACGTATATTGCCCATCTGGACTAGCGTAGGAAATCTGCTTCTCTCCTGCCCAGATACCATTGTCACGCATCATATGGCAATTCTCCATAATCCATTCTACGTCAGGCATCTAGTAACTCCTTGTTTTCGTAGATGTTGCCAACGACTCTATAAGAGTAACTTTCATCGCTAAGAATTTCATGAAAGGGCGCAATATCATCTACACTTATTGCTTCTATCATAAAGACAGCTTGCTCATTATCCCAAGTCAATTTTGCATTCCCAAGGACTTCTCCTTCATCTTGAATTTCAAGAACATCCCCCTCAAAGATTTCCTTG